AGCACAGGGCGCGCAGCTGGGCGAGCATCACCTTCAGCGGCACCCGTCACAAGCTGGTGATTGACTTCGAAGGCGCCACGGCCGTCGAGGCAGGCGAGGAGTTGATCGCCCGGCTCGAAGACCACGAGTTTTCAATCCCCGGCCAGCTGGTCGCCGACGCGGCGATCAAGGCCGTCGAGCGCGTGGCGAGCACCACGTCGCTGATCGTACACGCCGAACTGCTGCTGCTGGAGGCCGAATGAGCACTATCCGTGAACCGCGCACCATTGATGCTGCGACGAAGCTGGCCGAGCGCTTTGCCGAGATCGAGGGCGCGATCGGCGTCGTCGAAGCAGTCCGCAACGACGAGATCGCCAAGGCGAACGCACGTGCGGATGAAGAGAACGCGCCGCTGATCGAGGAGCGCGATCTCATCGCCACCAAGGTCTCCACCTGGTGGGGCAAGGGCGGACGCGAGCAGGCGCTGGGCGCCAAGCCAAAGTCCAAGTCGATCGAGCTCGGCGGGTGCATCCTTGGCGAGCGCGCGGGCAAAGCGACGCTGAGCGTCGCCGGCAAGTCCGCCGATGTCATCGAGCAGCTGGCCAAGCGCCGTTGGGCGAGCGAGCTGTTGCGCAAGACCGTGTCGCTCGACAAGCCTGCGGTGCTGAAGGCGATGACCGGCAAGCGTGCAACCGAGCTGAAGGAGCTTGGCTTCGCGATCGTGCCCGGTCTCGACCAGTTCTTCATCAAGCGCGCCGAGCAGGGCCAGACGCGCGGCTGAGGCTTGCCAAAGCGCGCGCCACTCTTCCGGCCGGTGGGCTGGAAGCCTCGCGAGCCGTGGCAACGGCCTGACAACTGGAAGGATCCTCGCAAACGGGGACGCGCAGGACAGCGCGATCGAGCGGCCGTGCTGGCCGAAGAGCCGTTCTGCAGGCCGTGCCTGGCAGAGGGAAGGCATGTCCGCGCGACGATCGTCGATCACATCGTGCCGCTCGAATGGTCGAGGTGCGACGAGCGATGGAACAAGCAAGGCACCTGTGTGCCGTGTCACGACGCAAAGTCGCTGGCTGAGCGGGTCGAAGGCAAGCCTAGTGACCTTGAGATCGAGCGCCGCCTCGCTCGTTTGAGGAATGATTGGCCGCTCCAATAGGGGGGGGAGGGTCGATCCCTTTCGGGATTTCCAGCGGACACCGCCGGTCTCCCGAAATTTTTACGCGGGCGAATTCAAAACTATAAAAGTTGCTGGCATTGAACGGCCGGGGAGGCTTGATGGGTAGCGGCGGCAGGCGCCCTGGTGCGGGTCGCAAGCGAGACGATCCGGCGGCAAAGAGGCTGCGAGGGACGGATCGGAAAGATCGGGACGGCGAAGCGCCGGCGCCGATGGTGCCCGGAGCGATGGTTGCACCTTCCTACCTCTCTTCTGACCTTGGCCAGCTGCTGTTCGGATCGATCGCACAGATCCTCGAGCAGCAGGGAAGAGCGTCACCGCATTACACGGACGTGGTTGCGCTGCTCGCCCAGCGGCTCGAACAGATCCAGCGCTGGCAGGCGGTGTTGGAATGTGAGGGCGACACCTACGAGGCGAAGACGCAGCACGGGTTCATGATCCGCAAGCGGCCGGAGGTGCAAATGCTCTCCGATGCGATGCGTCACGCTCATTCGCTGCTTGGCGAGTTGATGATCACGCCGGCGACGGCCTTGCGGCTCGGAGAAGGGCAGAAGCCGGAAGAGAACCCTTTCGCGATCCTCGCCGAGCTCTGAGGACTGTATGTGGAGACACGGGACTATGCGGCGATCGCGAAGCAATATGCACGCGATGTCGTTTCGGGAAAGCAACCGGCTGGCAAGTCGATCCGGCTGCAGTGCGAACGGTTTCTCCATGAGCTGACGCGTCATCGACGCAAGGATTTTCCCTACACATTCGACCCCAAGAAAGCTGCCAAGGTCTGTGCCTTCGTTGAATGCCTGCCACACACCAAGGGCAAGTGGGCGAGCCAGCGGGCGCGCCTGGTGCTCGAACCCTGGCAAATCTGGATACTCGCGCTCACGTTCGGCTGGCTGCACAAGGGCACCAAGCTTCGGCGGTTCCGCCGGCTGCTGCTGGTGGTGCCGCGCAAGAACGGCAAGTCAGCCCTCGCTGCGGGCATCGGGCTCTACATGCTGTGCCTCGATGGCGAGGCGGGTGCCGAGGTCTACTCAGGCGCAACGACTGAGAAGCAAGCGAAGGAGGTCTTCACACCCGCACGGCTGATGGCGCTGCGGACACCCCAGCTCACCAGCGCGTTCGGGATCGAGGTTCTCGCCAAGGCTCTGATCAAGCCTGCGGACGCGTCCAAGTTCGAAATGATCACGGGCGACCCAGGCGACGGGCAGTCGCCGAGCTGCGCGATCACCGACGAGTATCACGAACATGATGACGATCGGCAGGTCGACACCATGCTCACCGGCATGGGCGCGCGAGACCAGCCCCTGCAGGTCATCGTCACCACGGCCGGCTACAAGCTTGACGGGCCATGTTACGCAGAGATCCTCGAATGCCGGGAGCGCCTGGCGGGGATTGGCCACAATGGCGGGCCACCGCTCGACGACGACATGCTGTTCGTCGAATACGCGGCCGACGAAGAAGATGACTGGCGCAGCGAGAACACGCTGCGAAAGGCCAATCCGAATTACGGCGTTTCGGTTGGCGAAGAATACCTGCAGTCTCGACTGCGCGATGCCATCCGCAGCCCGCGCAAGGCTGCGATCTACAAAACGAAGCACCTCAATCTCTGGGTCGCCGCGAAGGCTGCCTGGTTCGATGTCGAACACTGGCGCAAGTGTACGCGCGACACGATCGCCCAACGCTCCAGCGAGGCGCTGACCGACGCCGACCTGCAGGGGCGGCGCTGTATCATCGCCGGCGACCTCGCAACGAAGATCGACATTGCAGCCCTGGAGTACCTGTTCCTGCCGATCGGTGGGAAGCCGACGCCCGACGATCCCTACATCCGGATCGGGCGGTACTTCCTGCCGAGTGACCGGATCGAGGACGTTCCGGCCTATCAAGGCTGGGATTCGGCAGACCTCCTCGATGTAACCGAGGGCAACGTCACCGACTTCGAGGAAATCGAAGATGCTTTGCGCGACGCGGCGTCGCGGTTCGATATCGAAGCTGTCGCAATGGATCCATGGCAGGCGGCGCAGATGATCCAGCGTATGCAGTCCGAAGGCCTGCCGATGGTCGAGTATCGGATGACGGTGCAGAATTTCTCCGCACCGATGAAAGAGCTCGATGCGTTGATGCGCGAGCAGCAGATCGTTCACGGCGGCTGCCCTGTGATGGAATGGCAGATCAACAACGTCACCGGCCAGCTCGACAAGAAAGACAACGTCTTTCCGAACAAGCCGCGCGCGGAAGCGAAGATCGACAATCCGGTCGCGCTAATGATGGCGATCGGCGTCGCGATGGCAGGTGAGGAGGAAGAAATGCAGACCTCGCCTTGGGATGATCCCGAGTACTCGCTCAATGGAGCCGACGTAGCGTGAGTCCCGACGATTACGTAAGCCAATCGGCGGCGCGGATCCTCGCTGAGAAGCGTTCGCTCGAAGACCCGAAGTACAAGCTTTCGGACAACCCCGAAGCACTCTTGCAACTCCTCGGAATTGCGGATCGCAACAATGCCCTGCCGGTCGTCTCGATCGACGCAGCCCTGCAGGTGCCAGCAGTGATGTGCGTGGTTGCATTTCTTTCGCGGACAATGGCGGCGCTGCCGCTGCCCACCTTCAAGGCTGGTGACAATGGCGCCAAGGTAGAAGACGATGCGGCCAGCCTGCTCAGCTTTGCACCAAACGAAGAAGAGACGAGCGTCAGCTGGAGGCGCTATCACTGGCAGCAGGTATTCACCGGCGGACGCGGCTGCAGCTGGATTGAGAGACTGGGGGACGGTCGGCCGGGCGCGATCTGGCCGATGGACCCGACGCTTACTTCGGTCCATCGCCGAAATGGCCGCAAGTTTTACCGCTTCGATGGCCGGGAATACGCAGCGACGGACGTGATCGACACGCCCTTCATGCTGATGCGGGACCAGCTGGGCAGCTACTCCCCAATCGCCAAGTGTAACAAGGCGATCAGCCTGGCGATCGCCATGGGCGACTTCGCGGGAGGCTTCTTCGGCTCCGGCGGTGTACCGCCACTAGCCTTGGAGGGCCCACTGCCGCAGGGCCAGGAGGCATTCCGACGGGCTCAGGATCAGATCAATCGCGCTGTCGAAATGGCGCGCAAAGCTCAATCTCCGTTTTTTGGTATGCCACCCGGCCACACGTTGAAGCCGGTCGGGGTCGAACCCGACAAGAGCCAGATGGTCGAAGCGCGCCTCTTCCAGATTCAGGAGATCGCCAGGATCTGGCAACTCCCCCCGGTCTTCGTGGGCGACCTGAGCAAGGGAACGTTCTCCAACACCGAGCAGCAGGATCTACAGCTCGTAAAGCACCTGATCGGCCAGTGGGCGAAGATCTTCGAGGATGAGCTGACGCTGAAGCTTTACGGGTGGCGCAATCCGTCTCG